GTGGTGCTAAATCCCGCGCCAAGTCCCGCAGCGCAAGTAATAGTGACCGCTGATCCGCTGGTGCAATAAATGATTTTGCCGTTATCGGCTGCGCTTAATGTGCGCGTCGTTCCCGATTCAGTAAGGATGCCAGCGGCAGATAGTTGATAAGCAGGGCCGGACGCAGTGCCAGTAAACGTCAAATTGACACCGTTCAGGTCGGCACCACCTTCAACGCGCTGCCACACTGAACCGTTGAAAACAATCCAATCCCCGACACCCCAGTTTGAAATGCCATTAATTGATGTTGTTCCAGCAACAGAAACAACGTAATAAGCGCCTTTCGTGCCAACGCTCGATGTAATGGTCGGGGAATTTGCTGAAGCGTCCCAAGTGCCTTGATATTCCAAGGCTCCAATGGCGCTTGCTGAAAGAGCAATAGCACGTAAAGCCATGATTACATCCCTTCACCTGGTGTAACTTCAAAAGCATTTGCCGCGCTGGCCAACAACCAAACATTCGGCGGCAGTTGCACCACTTCAACAGAATTTGGCAAAAATCCTAATACCTTTGCAGGCGATCCCGCCGATGGTGCTGACGCGGATGGTACGGTTACCGCAACGCCTAACGGATGTGCCGGTGCATAACCTAAGTAAGCCGCACTGGAAAGCAAGTTACGAACGCGATACGACACCGCGTAAACATTATCTTGCGTTTTTACCTGAACGGATGATGTCGAGATCGTATAGGTTTGACCCTGCGGCGTAAAAGCATTAACTGTTGACATTTTTACTCCTAAACGGGCAATCCCGTTAACAAAAATTATAAACCTACAAAGGAAAAAAGCCACCCCTTTAGGGGGCGGCTTCTTCATCGACTATTCCATGCTGATTAGGGCAGGAAAGTCAGATCATACCCGTAGATGTACACATCGGCGGTAGCCGCTGCGCCCTGTGCAGTCGTGCAGCGAATAAACAGATTGTCGCCGGTAAGCGAGTCAGTGTCACTCGCAGCGGTCACAACCACTTTGTCGCTGGCCGAGTTGCCGGTCAGTGCGTAAGCGGTTTTAACTGCAACACCAGTTGCGCCTGGACCGCTGTAAACAGCAAGCTGTGCAGTGGTCAGGTTGATGCTGGCGTTCGCCACGATGATGTCCTGAACGCTGTACGACGAGCTGTTTACAATAGCAGCAACGGTATCAGCGACAGAGTTGAGGTTGACACCCTGTGCGCTAGCCAGCAGGCGGTAGGCCTGGTTAGTGGCTAGGTTCGAAGGGTGGTTAGTTTGGGTACTTGCTGGTCCTGGATTGCTCATGTCAGTTTCCTTTCAATGTTAATTAGGCTGCGACACGGCAGGCCAGTTCTTGATACAGCGGTGCCCAGCCATATAAGACATCCAGACGGGTCGGGATCGAGTCGTTGTTAATCGTGTACTGACGAACAATACGCATCGACAGACCAAGCTCTTTGTCCGACGCACGGCCAGCGAAATGCACACCGTCAGGCAGCTCAAGATCAGCAGTCGCCAGCGTGAACGCATTGCGGTGCATGATGATGTTCTGCGGCGATACGGTGCCGGTAGCCGAAGTGCCAATAGAGAACGGGGTTACGGTCGCAGTAGCCGAAGTGGTTGGGATCGTAACGTTCTGGAACTGGCCGCCAGTGATGATCGCTGGAACAACAGTAACCGAGATTGTCGAAGAACCCGAACCTGTAACGGTGGATTGAACCACGAAGTTACGCGCCTTGTTCGAACCATACGCCTGACGGTTCTGTGGGTTGACCGCAAACACGTTAGCGATCTGGATCACATCGCCTTGACGCAGGGTCAGGCCAGCCGAGTGAGTCAGGGTGATGGTCGATGACGATGCCCAGCCGGTTGCGATACCGATTGACTGAGTATTAGCTGTCAGCGTGCCAGCAGTTGTAGTCCATGCGCCGAAAGTCTGCGCGACAACGTTCTGGTCCATCTTCCAGTTCATACCGCCCGAATCACGACCCATCAGACCTTTCTGGTACTGATCGCTTACAGCCGACTGCGGGTTGAACAGACCTTTCAGGCTGTCAACGATGGTTGCCGAAGTGAATGGCTCGATGATGCAAGAACGACGGCCATCACGCGGTGCGCCTTCTGAGTCCAGATACGCCTGTGCAGTCAGGTAAGTAATCAGGCCGGTCGGTGGCGTGCCAGCAGTGCCAACGATGTTAGCAGTGTTGTTCTTTGCCATTGTCAGGCCGTCAAAGTCGATCTTGTTGGCGATAGCCGCCACAGCAGGCTTCAGAACGCGGTCGCTGAACATATCGAGCGACAGTGCCAAATCTTGCGTGGTGAACTGGGTGTCAACGTGGAACTGGGTCGACAAAGTGACAGGAATGCTGGTTTCGTTGAAATCTTCAACGTTCAGCGCAGGGCCAGTTGTACCGATGAAACGGCCAGGACGACGGACGTTTAAGGTGTTACCAATTTTTGCGCCTACGACGGCAAACTGGTCATCGTATTCGCGGTTTACTTCGGACGAAAAGGTTAGTTCGTTTTCCAAGACCATCAACGCTTCGTTGGTGATCTTGCTAATGGTTAGCAAATTGTTGGACATTTCTATTTCCTTTTAGAAAAGGGTGTTAATCAGCGGATTTTCCGGCTTGCGCGGGCGGCTTTCCATTGCTGATAGGTTCCGTGGAAATTGCCATCGGCATCCAAGTTGCCATCAACTGTACTGACCGCGCCTCGCAACGGATTAATCGGCGCTGGCGCTTTTGACTTCCCAACAACAGCCTTAGGTTCCGGTTCTTTTGCCTTATCGAAGCGAGCCTCGATCTTCCCAATCTCACGAATGGCAGAAACTGCGGACATATCGGCCAACTTCTTTGCATAGTCGGTGTTTTCAGCCAACCAATACAAAATTTTTGGCCCATGCTCTGACTCGATGATCGCATCGCGGACAGGATCGGATACCCGAACCTCACTGCTTTGCACCATGTCATCAAAGTCGGGCAACTCGTTCTTGGCAGCATTCACTCGGTCAGCCCACGCAGAAAACTTTGCTTCCTGCTCTGCTGCCGCTTTACGCGCCTTTTCCTCGTTATCCCGTTCCAGCAATTTCTTGTCAGCGGTATATTCGGCTAACGCTTTCGCGTACTCGAACATATCGTTGAACATTTCCGGTTGTGGCTCGTCGCCAAGATCATTCTGCGGCTTTTCAGCCGGTGGATTGACCTTCGATTCGAGTTCCCGCAGCCGTGTTTCCAAAGCCTCCCGCGCTTCACGTTCCCGCCGCGCTTCATCTCGCGCCGCTTCCCGCTGCTTGGTTATCTCTGAAAACCGCCGTTCTAGCTTAGGATTCGGCTTCTTTTCCTTAGCCTCATCTGTTGCTGTCGCGTCCTTCCCTTCCCCATCTTGTCCACTCTGATCTGCCTCGGCTTCCGGCTCGGTAGCTTCAACGCTCACCGCCTCGTCTGCTGGCTTGTCAACTAGACCAAGTTTCTGGGCTGCGAATTCCGCTAGATTCTCACTAGTCACCACATTAGCGGCCAGTCGTTCTTGCACTTCAGACATAGGTTTTCCCTAAGAATTGACCCGGTGTTCCCGCCGGTAGGTTTATTGTCATCCTGTATTCATTCGTTGTCAAACCATCGGCTGCTGCGGCATTTCTTGCGGCATCTGCTCTGGCATCTGCGCCATCTGCTGCGCGGCGGCTTGTTGCATTTGTTGCGCTTGCATCGATTGCAAAATCAATTCTTGCCCAGCCTGAATGAACGGGTTGCCGGTTTCGTTGACCTCGCCCTCGGCAAACTGCATCTGTGCGCGTTGTTCGGCATCTCGACGGGCAATCTCGGCGTTTAGTGCGCCGACCGGAACCCCAGCCAGCACCAACCGCAGCATGGCATCGACCTCGACTTTGTTTTGGTCGGTCGTGGCTTTCAGGTTGGCTTGGTTAATCTTGGCTTCGTTAATGGTGTCGGTGTTGTAGGCGCGGCTGATAACGTCCATCAGCTTGCGCCGGCTTGAACCTTCCTCGCGGATTTGCGCGACCTGACCACGGTTCTGAATCTCTAGCTGCATGGCCATCATTTGCTGTTGCATATCGGCAATCGTTTTCTGCGACTGCAATAGCTGCATCTGCGCTTGCGGTGGGATGTCAGACTTTGGATCAATCTGCGACATCGGGTTCATTGCGGCCAAGCGGTCGGCAATAATGTCAGCGCCCGGGAAATCCATGTTGCGGAACAATAGGTCACCAGCGGCTTGGAAAACCTGCGGATCAGCCATCAGCGGCATCATCGTGTCCACAGCTTGCTGGCGCTTACTGTTGTAGCCAGGGCCGGTGTCCATGACCACGTCATACAGGCCGACCGTGACATCGTTTAAGACTTCGCCTGTGGCTTCGACTTGGTTAATCGTCACCATGTCAGGCTTGCCATCGACCCCAATAATCCGCAGCACGCGCTGGGTGTCGTAAATCTTAGGGATCAGGTCGAGGATAATCTTGCCCGTGTGCTTGATGCTGCGGGTCATGTTGTCGTAGAAGTGGAAGTTCGACAGATCAACCTGCTGCTGCTGGCCCTGCAATGCCTTGCCCGATATATTGCCTGGCAACGCCTGCGACGGGTCAAATATGCCCAACACGGTCTTGAGATCGTCCGAAATGGCGCTCGACGCAACCATGATGCCATCGGGCGGCGGCTCCGGCTGGATGCGGGTCGGCACCGGCGCAGGCACGCCCTCGATGTCTTTTTGCTTATAGCGCAAGACCGGCGTTGATTTAAGGTTAGCCAGCGCCCATTCGCTTTCGTGGCCTTCGTCTTGACCCTCGGCGATCAGCCACTTCGGTTTTGGTGCCAGCGCGATAGATTCAGTCAGTGCCGTGCGCCAGAAGTTAAACATCCGTTGCGGGTCTTTAGCGAACCTCACCAGCCCGTATTTCTTGCGCTTGCCCTCGACCACGACCTGCGCACCGTAGCATGGAATGATCGGGATATATTTGCCCGGCCACTCGCGTTCCTCCAGCACTTCCATCGCGGTCAGCTTGCACCACTTGACCTTCTTGCGGAACGTCGGGCGCTTGTCTAGGATCGTGATTCCGCTAGCTTCCATCATTTCGGCGCTGGGCAGCTCATCCTGAAACACCTTTGTGCCGTCAGAAAGCAGGACCAACGTGGCTTTCTCACGTTCGATGTACCAATACTCAGCCAGCCGGATGTCCTCTTTGGTCACCCATTCAGCGTCCGAATCGCCCGTCGCCCGTGCGCTAAAGTTTGCCCCATCATCAGCGCCAGGATACTGCTGACGAAATAGCTCTTTGGCAACCACGCTGGTAATCAGGCAACGCTCGGCATCCGATCCGTCAGGCAATACGCTGTTCGGGTCGAAATAGACCGAGAACGGATCGTCAATCGCGTCGATAAAGATTTCCTGATCGAACGAATCGTCAGAAATGTAATTTGTGTTGATTCGCCAGTAGCCCCAGCCCATCTTGACTGCGTACTCAAATGCGGTGTCGTAAGCGGTATCGGCGCTGGAATTGACCTCGATGTGCCGCGTGATCCCTTCGATGACTTCCGCGATCTTCAGGTCGCCTTCGTTGTTGACCGGATGCACCTTGATGCGCGGACGCTGTTGGCGTTGCTGGTTGGTTACCTGCCGCACATAAGCGTCAATCTTGTTGATGGTCAGGCAAGGTCTGGATTCTAGGTTGCGGCTGTTCTGAATCTCGACCGGCCACTGGTCACCAGCAGCAAACTTCAGGTCGCCCAGCGCCTCTGCGCGGTTTTGGCTGTCAGCAGTGCCGACCAACCGTAGGAATTTGATGGCTTCGCCAATGCGCCCATCCATATCCATGTCTTGAAACGCCATGATTGTCCTTTCAGCTCATCCAGCCGCCAGCGTAAGCGACCGCAGGCTTTTTCTTAACTTTTGCGGGTTCCCGCACCATCAGCGCGATATACCTAAATGCGTCAGCCCCGTGCGAATATCTGTCGTGCAACGGGTTCCTGCTGAACTGGCCGGTATCAGGGTCAACCTCATAGCGGTAATGGCGCAAGCAGTTTAGACCATCTGCGGTATTTTCTCTATCAAAGTAGCAATTTGGGAAGATAGTTCTCGCGGCGTTGATTGAGTCAACCACCGGCACGCGCTCCAGCACCCGCGTCTTAAACCCTGCGCTCCGCACGATGTCCTCGATGCTCCGACCTGCGGCGGCCAGCGTCTTGTTCTGCGCGTCGTGCGGCAGCCAGATCGTGTCGTACACATAGCCGAAGGATTGCAGATCAGCCAGATAGCTGGTCATCGTGCGCTGGGTGTCCTCAAAGTATCGGATCAGCCGCGTTTCCATCCCGATAAATTGAATAAACCACCACGCCGTAGCGTCAGCCCAGCCAAGATCGCAGACTGCGTGGACCGGCTTGGTTGCGTCATACGGCACCTTCATAATCCGATTCTCAGTCTCGGCTTTAGCCATCTCAGCGCCAAAGATCGCCCCGTCGACTGTCTGCCGACATAGCCCTTCCCAGACCTGGTTGTACGCTTCCTCGTCCCGTGCCTTAAGCGAGTCCTTTTCAGACCGCAGAGTTTCAGGAAACCACGGGTTGTCAGACCAGTTGATTTTCTGAACCACCGCGTCAGCAGGCGGCTTGGCCACGAACCGCTGGTACGTCTCATCCGTCTCCAGCTCAGGGTTAAACGTGATCCATATCTCGCTGCTTTCCTTACGGATCGTTGGGATCAGGATATTCCAGCTATTCCGGCTGACCGTCTGCGCTTCCTCAACCCAGCAAATATCGATGCCCTCGTAGGATTTGACGTTGGCAATATTGTTCTTTAACCCGACGAACGCAAACTCGCTGCCATTCTTGCCCCGTAGCGCGTTCTGCGTAATCTCGAAGAAGCTAGTCATCTCCAGCGCAACGATCTGGTCGCACAGTAGCTTGTGAACGCTGTCGCGGATCGATGTCTGGAATTCCCGTGCGCAGAGGATACGCAGCGGTGTCTTGGCGGCTTTAATGAGCAATGCCCTAGCAACCGCCCAGCTCTTTGCCCCGCCTCGCCCACCGTACAAGACGCGATAGCGTGTCTTTGGTGGATTGAATAAGACTTGCGCCTTGCTGGGAAACTCAGCCTTGGCGACTATGCCCTGAAGGTCACTCATGCTGCCCAAGTCTTAGAAAAAATATGGCGACGCTTGCCTAGCCACGCGACTGTGAAGCCTTGCCGCGACCAGCCGTCCATGTTGATGTCATAGAGCTTGCCGAGGCAGAAGTAGATTTGCAGGCGACCAGCCTTAATTACTATCTGCATCGGGCTTAATGAATGTTACCTGAATGCCTGTCAGTATCGAACTGCCGTCAGCGTTCTCCAGCGCCACCGCTTGATGCGCCTTCCCGTCTACGCGGTCAATCAACTCTTTGATCGCCCACGCTTCGCCCTGCTCGGCTTTGCTTACCAATTCCTCGGCGATCTTGCGCAAACGCTCTGGCTCTTGCGTCAATACCAGCCGCAGCTTGTCGTAGAACATCCTCGACTTAGCCGCGTTCTGATTGCCTATTGGTGCGCCGCCGCTTGACACGTTGTTTCTACCTCCAACTTATTGATTTGCTGACAACTTTACCAATTTTTTGCTCATTATGTCACCGCTGTCACTTTTAAAAAACTCATGCTAAGATAAGCAATAGCAACGTAAGGAGCAATAGCATGAAGAAACGTGATCGAACTGGTGCAATTTTGTGCTGCATTGTTTGCGGCAACAATTTTCGAGTGCCTACCTATCGAAAAGACATTGCCAAATATTGTTCTCGCTCGTGTTTGGCTAAAGTTCATTTAGAACAATTTTCTCAATTTCGTTTTAAACCGACCAACCTGCCGAAGCACACATACAAAACCATGACCGTAAATGGCAAGCAAGTAAGAGTTCATCGCTACGTTATGGAACAACATTTAGGCCGCAAGTTGGAATCATGGGAACATGTCCACCACATTAACGGAAATTCTCACGACAACCGTATCGAAAATCTTGCGGTGTTATCCAACGCAGCACATCAAAAAATTGAGCTAGAAGAAAGAATGCGCCCTATTTGGAACGCGGCGAAGATTTCTTCTGAGCAGCCCGTTTAACGGCAAAACTTATCGCGACTGCCTGCTTCACAGGCACACCGGCCTTGACTTCCGCTTTAATGTTCTTTTGGAAAGCCTGTTTACTGCTCGACTTGGTCAGCGGCATCGTTCGCTCCTTTGCTCATTTCAGCTAGTACACGGTTGTACTCTTGGATTGCGCCGCTGATCTGCAACAGGATCGATTCATGTTGCTTCGCCAGTTCTTGCAGTTCAGCCAGGCGTTTAGCAATTTGGTCAGGTGTCATTTCTTCTTCGCTGTTTTGGCGCTTTCTTTGAACGCTTTAGCCGTGGGTGCGCCTTCTGACCCAGGCTTGCGCATACGTTCAGGGGTCTTGCC